CTCCAGGAGGGGATGGAGCAGGGAGTATTGTATGTTCATCAGAGTATGCCGCCTTATCCTCCGGCACCGGCTGGGAGCCGATACAGGCGCACAGGGGAATTGGGCCGGAAAATGGGGACGGAGGTCAAGACAATGGGGGCGACGGTGACGGGGATCGTGGGGTCGGCTACGCCGTATGCGCCGTTGGTGATCGGGACGGAGCAGGCGGGGATGCACCGGGGGCGGTGGTGGCGGTTGGTGGACGTGGTGCAAAAGGCGCTACCGACGGTGGTGCGGATGATCGAGCAGCGGGTGGCGGCGGCGATAGAGCGGGCGTAGAGCAGGATCAGGAGAATTCCATAGGAGGTTGCGATGAGTAAATTTTTGAGGTACGTGCCGTTCACGAAGGTGGACGAGGAAGAGCGGATGGTCTTTGGGCGGGCGACGGACGAGACGCCGGATGAGCAGGGGCAGGTAGTGGACTATGAAGCCACGAAGGTGGCGGTGGCGGGCTGGTCCAAGTGGCGGAACGTGCGGGAGATGCACCGTCCGCAGGCGGCCGGGGTGGCGGAGACGATCACGCTGGATGACGCGGCCAAATCGCTGGACATCGGCGTCCACGTGGTGGATGACCAGGCGTGGGAAAAGGTCAAGGCGGGCGTCTACAAGGGTTTCTCCATCGGGGGGAAGGCATTGGATGTGGTGATGGAGAAGGCGACCGAGGGGCAGATGGCGCTGGAGCGGGTCACGCGGTACGTGCTGAGCGAGATCAGCCTGGTGGACCGCCCGGCCAACCCCTCGGCAGTGTTCAGTCTGGTCAAGCGGGAGGTTTCTGAGGCAGAGAAGGAACGGGCGGAGGAGGAGTACGGGGACGTCGAGTTCGCGGACACGATGAACAAAAAGTACCCGATCGATACCGAGGCGCACATCCGCGCGGCGTGGAATTACATCAGCAAACCCAAGAACGCGGCGCTGTACAAGGCGGATGAGGTGAAGGCGATCAAGGGGCGGATCGTGCGGGCGTGGAAAAAGAAGATTGACGAGGAAGGGCCGCCCAGTGCGACGGAGAAGGGGGCGGACGTCGAGACGCTGCGCAAACTGGTGGGGGAGGAGATGGCCAAGGGGCTGCCTGACCTGGAGGGACTGGCCAAGGTCGCACAGGTGGAAAAGGTCGCAGATGGCCTGCAGGCGCTGGCAGATGAGGTCGAGGATCTGGCCAAGATGGCAGATGTGAGCAAGATCGCGGATAACCTGCAAAAGATGATCGGCGACCTGGCCCAGGTGGTAGAGGCGTTCGAGAAGATGGACGAGCGGCTGGAGGTGGTGGAAAAGACGCCAGCGGGGACGGGGCCAATACTACGGGAGATCGGTGCGCTGGGGCCGGTCGGGCTGGATGATCAGAGTGAGGGCGTGCTGAAATCTTTGATGGAGCAGGCGACCGACCCCGGGATGCGCGAATTGATCGGGCAGCAGTTGGCGGAAATGCAGATCAAGGCGGCGCAACAGCGCGGCCAAGTGATCGCTATGCCGTCCGGGCAGGCGGGGGAATAGAGCAGGATCGGGAGAATTAGTAGATCAGGACAAGGAGGATTGAGATGAGTAAGTTGTTGGCAAATCTGAGCGAGTTGACGGCGGGGGCGGTACAGGAATTCCGCAAGGCGGTGGCGAACCCGATGCCGGTGAGTGACCTGGAAAAGGCGGGGATCACGCAAGCGACTGGGCTGACCTGGTACGATCTGCAGGCGCCGGCGAAGCAGTTGTTCCCGGTGATCACGCCGCTGCGGAACAAGATCCCGCGCGTGGGGGGCCAAGGCGGGACGGCGACGAACTGGAAAGCGGTGACGGGGATCAACACGGCGTCATTGCGGGGGTTCGTGCCGGAGGGCAAGCGGAACGGGGCGGTGAGCACGACCGTGGTGCCCAAGAGCGCGTCGTACAAATCGGCCGGGCTGGAGGACACGATCACGTTCGAGGCGGAACTGGCGGCGGTGAATTTCGAGGACATCCGGGCCAGGACCGCACAGCGGCTGTTGTGGGCGCTGATGATCGAGGAGGAGTTGTCCATCGTGGGCGCGGACAACAGCGTGGCGCTGGGCACGCCCACGGCACCGACCGTGGTGGTGGTGGACGGCGGCGGCACGGTGGCGGATGATACCTACGATACGCACGTGGTGGCGCTGACGCTGCACGGGTATCTGGCGTCGTCCGTGGCCGGCGGGCTGGTGGGGCTGGTGAGCGTCACGACCGTGGACGGTGACACGTTCACCTACGGCGGCGGCTCGTCCCAGAAATCGGCGAACGGCACGACGGGCGCGATCGCGAACGGCGACGACAGTTCGATCCGGTTGAGCACGCCGGTGATAGCGGGCGCGGTGGCGTATGCCTGGTTCGTGGGGCCGAACGGCGGCGACGTGGTGCTGCAGGAGATCACGATGATCAACAGCGTGGAACTGACCAGCCTGGCCACGGGCACGCAGAATATCACGGCCATCACGGCGGACAACAGCCAGAACGCGCTGGCGTTCGACGGGATCCTATACCAGGCGTGGGCGGCGGGCAGCAATGCCTACATCGTCAACCAGGCCACGGGCACGCCGGGCGTGGGCACGCCGCTGACGGCGGACACGGTGGGCGGGATCACGGAGATCAACACGCTGTTCAAGAACCTGTGGGACAACTACCGGCTGAGCCCGACGACCATCTATGCGAACGCGCAGGAGGTGGACAACATCACCGAGAAAGTGCTGGGCGCGACGGCGGTGACGATGCCGTTCATCGCCGGGCAGGAGGTAAACGGCGGGATCAGGGTCAAGGCGCTGCTCAATCGCTTTGCGATGGGCGCCAGCCCGATGGTGCCGCTGGAACTGCACCCCTACGTCCCGGCGGGGCTGCTGCTGGCGGTGACGGAGCGCCTTCCGTACCCGGTGACGAGTATCCCGAACGTGATGGAGATGAAGTTGCGCCGGGATTACTACCAGATGGAGTGGCCGCTGCGGCGGAGGCAGTACGAGACGGGGGTCTACTTTGACGGGGTGTTGGCGCACTATTTCCCACCCTCGGTGGGGATCATTGCCAACATCGGGAATGGGTAGAGCAGGATTGGGAGAATTAACGGATCGGGCGCGGGGTGGTGAGTACGCGCGTGTTCAGGAGGTGAGTCAAATGAGAGACGGACTGGGGTTCGCGGTAAATGTCCATCTGGTACTGCGCGGGCCGGATGGCGGGATCAAAGATGAGCGGCGCACGCACAATATCATCACGGACGTGGGGTGCGCCCACATCGCCGACCAGTTGGCGAGTGTTCACGACGAAAACGAGATGTCGCATATCGCGGTCGGGACGGGGACGAACGCAGCGGTTGGGGGCGACACGACGTTGCAGACGGAACTGGACCGCAACGCGCTGACGAGCCGGACGCAGGGCGCGGGCGGGGATGATCACAAGGTTGTCTACGTCGGCGACTGGGCGGCCGGGGATGGCACGGGGGCACTGACGGAGGCCGGGCTGCTCAACGCGGCGGCCGCTGGGACGCTGCTGGCGCGGACGGTGTTCTCTGTGATCAACAAGGGCGCGGGCGATACTTTGCAGATCACGTGGACGCTGTCGGTCGCGGATGATGGGGTGTAGAAAATCAATGGCTGGCTGCCGGGCGGTGAGGATCGCCCGGCAGCCGGCGGGATGAGACTTGGGACTATGGGACGACTGGGCAGCACAACAGGCGACGGTTGCCGGCCGCTGGGTGAGCATTTGCTGGGCACGTGGGTAGCGTTCGGTGATGGCACGGCTCTGGCGGAGACGCCGGGGAAGGCGCCGGGGTTGACACCGGGGGATGGGGTATCTCTCTCGGATGTGGCAATGCGAGCGGTTGGATTGATGCCGGCAGACGGAATTGACGTGGGCGACGCGCTGGCGCGCGCCTGGGCTGCGGTGTTGGAGATGGCGGACGGTCTATCGCTCTCAGATGCGCTGGCGCGGGCCTGGGCCGCAATGTTGGCGCCAGGGGATGGGGCGTCTCTCTCGGACGTGGCGACGAGGGCGGCCGGATTGATGCCGGCAGACGGAATTGACGTGGGCGACGCGCTGGCGCGGGCCTGGGCTGCAATGTTGGCGCCGGAGGATGGATTATCGCTGGCGGATGATTTGGCGTCGTTTCTGTATACGCTGCTGGCGTTATCGGATGGTATTGCGTTGTCCGAGACGACAGTGAAGGCGCCCGGGTTGATGCCGGTAGACGGGATTGACGTGGGCGACGCGCTGGCGCGGGCCTGGGCTGCGGTGTTGGAGTTGGCGGATGGTCTATCGCTCTCAGATGCGATGGCGCAGGTGGTCGCACTGGTGTTGGCGGATGGCACTCTGCTCAGTGATTCCTCTACGCGGACGGTCTCTATTGCGCCGGCCGATAGCGTGACGTTGGCAGAGAACGTGGTGGCCGGGATCATTCCTAGTCTGCTAATCGAACTGAGAACTGAGGTAGACGAGGCCATCGGCGGCGCGACTATCTATCTGGTGCAGAGTGATACGATGCCAATGTTGTTGTTCTCCCTCTCGTCTGGTGGAGAGGAGTGGAACATCAGCGAAGATGCTACGGTGCGTTTTCAGATGCGAGCACGGGACGCTGATGCCGGGGATTACACGGTAGATGCAGAGTGCGTAAAGACGCCGACCGGGTACTGGTACTATAGACTGTCTACTGCGGATACGGTTCAGACGGGCGAATTCTACGCGCGACTGGTGGTACAGTTGTCGGCGGCGCTGGTGTGCAGTTCGGAGTTGTTCCTGGTGCGGATAGGTGAGAAATTATGAGGACTGGCGGTTCTCGGAAGAACCACCAGTCCTGAGGAGGTAGGCTATGGCTATTTATCCTGCAGCGCTCAAGACGTGGGTAGATAAGGTTGACCTGACGGATTTTATGACGGCGGGGATCCTCAACGACGATGTGATGGACGAGATCATTGCGGTGGAGACCGAGTTGGGGACGGATCCGGCAGGGGCGTATGCGACGGTAGATGCGCGGCTGGACGCCGAATTACGGGATGCGAACAAATTGCAGAGCCGTAATATAGCCAGCGATGCACCGGCGGATGGGCAGGCGCTGGTGTGGGATAATGCGCAGAGCCGGTGGGAACCGGGGACGATTGGGGGTATTCCGAGTGGTCTGATCGGGCTGTGGCACGGGACAATCGCAAATATTCCGTCTGGTTACGTCATTTGCGACGGCAACAATTCAACGCCGAACCTGTTGGATAAGTTCGTCAAATCAGTGCCAACAGCGGCGACGAACCCAGGCACGACTGGGGGAGCAAGTACGCACACTTTGACGGTGGCGGAGTTGGCGGCGCATACACATACTGATACAGGATATATAAGTGAGGGCTCTGATTTGGTGCCTGCCGCAGGTAATTCAATACACGCAACCCGAACACTTACATCAGATAGCACCGGCGGCGGTTCTGCGCACGAAAACGAGCCGCAGCACTATGAAGTTGCGTTCATAATGAAGACGTGAGGTGAATTATGCAAATCAAATGTTTCAGATGTGGCAAATTGATCGACAGTCCCAGTCCCGCCAATGCGGACTACATTACAGCCGCGGACGCGATTGTGATTGAGGATATTTCGGTCATCGTCGCAGTACACCACAATGCGGCAACGTTGGCGACGCGGGCGCAGATGGCGGAGACAGAGGAATATCAGGACGCGACGGTGATTGAGATCACCGATCCAGGCGATTCGGCGTGGGAGATTGGACAGATCGTATCTGTGCGGGAGTATGAGGCTGAGAAGAAGAAACTCGATGCACTGGCGGCCGCAGAGATCAGATCGTTGACTGGCACGACGCCGGTCACGATGACCAGGCTCAAATATCCCGACCTAATCGTCTTGGATAAAGATTACACCAGAACGGTTGTGGCGGATTTGGCAGCCGGTCACGCAATCCCCGACTTGGTGCGGGTAGAGCCTGATGTACAGCCAGTGGAAACGCAGAAGACGGCAATTATCTGCCCCGAGTGTTACCTGGAAACTGACACGGTGATCTGGGGAGTACACAAAAAATGACGGTGGCACCGGTAGACCAGACGACGCGGATGTACTGCTCAGTGGCGGACGTGACGACGCGGATCGATCTCTCGACGCTGCCGAGTGTGAACCTAGAGCACCTGATCCGGGCGGTGACGCAGCGGATCGAGACGTATTGTAACAATCGGGTCTTTACCCGGGTGCCGGCTGAGGCGGGGACCTACGAGACGCGACATTTCCTGGGCCGGGCTTCGAAGGTGCTGACGGTTGACGATCTGCTGGAGTGGACGGCGGTGACGGTGGACGATGTGGCGGTGGCACTGGCCGACCTGCGACGGATGCCGTTCGGCAAGACGCCCACGCTGTGGATCGAATACGAGAGTGGGGCGGAATGGGCAGATGGGGTGGATGTGGCCATCACCGGCGCGTGGGGGTACGCGGAGAAATTGCCCTGGGTGATCTGGGATGCGACGGTGGCGCTGACGGTGCGGGCACTGGAGCGGGCCAAGATCGCGTACCAGGATGCCTCGGCGATCCCGGAGCTGGGGCAGCTGGTGTATGCGAAGGCAATGCCGGTGGATGTGCGGGAGATGTTGGACAATCTGCGACGGGTGGTGCCGTGATGGCGATTGAGACGATCATCCAGGCGCTGGCTGACATCTATAGTGATCACTTTAACCGCCAGGCCGGTGACCTGTGGATCAAGCGGGTGACGACGAACGTGCCGGAGGCGGTGGCCGAATACCCGTGGCTGTACTTTGTCATTGATGGCGGCGACGTGACTCTAAAGACGTTCGCCTCCGAGTTGCCGGGCACTCCTCGCCGGCGGCGCCCGCTGGCTGCGTTTGGCAGTACACCCGACGACGTGCGGCGGCCTAAACTGGATGTCATCCACACGTTCAAAGCGCAGTTGTTGGTCAGGCCCAGGCGCGACCTGGTGGAGGACGAGGCGCAGGTACGGCCCTTCATTGAGCCTCTGATCAAGGTGGCGGCCGAGAATCTAAAATTAGGCGGGATCGTGCAATATTGTAAGCCAATCAAGTATACCTATGGTGTGTTGACGCTCGGCCGGGTCGAGGGCCGGGGTGTGGATTTCGTGGGGATCGAATTGAGTTTCGAGGCGCAGGAGGTCGTATGAACCTATATCGGGTATTGCGCGATTTATGGGTCAGACCAGGGGTAGTGTTGACTCTGGATTATGTGGACGAGGAGGGTCTCGATTTGCTCATCGAGAAAGGGATCATTGAGCCGGTTGAGCATACGCATATAGATGAGGAGGTAGACGATGGCGATTGAGGATACAGCAGTAGAAGGGTTCAATTACGAGATACTGTTCGGCGCGGCGGATACCGACATCTCGGGCCAGTCGAACAAGATCAGTCTGGCGCCGAGCAAGAGCATTGACGACGTGACGCCGTTCGGGGTGGAGTGGAGGGTCAAGATGTCCGGTATCAAGGACTGGAAGGGCTCGATCGACATATTCTACAACGAGGAGACTGGCGAGGCGATGGCGTTGCTATGGGCCGCGTTCATCGGCAATGCTGCATCGGCGCTCAAGTTGTCGCCCAAGGGCGGCGCGGTGAGTGATTTCCAATGGGACGGTGACGTCCACATTGCTGATGTCTCTCACGATTCGGCGCCGGATGGTGGGCCGATTGCGGTGTCCGTCTCCTTCGAAGGCACCGGCACGTTGGCTTATGCAGCGATCTCGGCATAGTTAGTTTTTCACATCAGAGGGCATAGGAGGGCATACGATGAAGAGACGACGGAAGGCAAGCAAGGTCGAGCGGGTTTTGTCCGCCGACCTGGAGGGCCAGGGTGATGGCACGTGGATCGAGGTGCGGAAAAAAATCTCGATGACGCACCTGCGGCCCGTGATCCAGATGGCGGCCTGGCGGGACGATCCGCGCATCAAGAGCAAGGATGACCCGGCGGCTATGGTGGCGGCGCTGGAAGAAATGTTCGACAGTTTCGGCGCGGCGTTGGCCCCGGTAGTGTTCGACTGGAACTGGCTCAGCGATATGGAGGCGGAACTGGCCGAGCAGCCAGAGGAGCGCGAGGGCCACGTGCTCGTGGCCCTGGAGACGCCGATCTGGGCCGGCAGTGACTTTTACCGGCCGGGAGAGACTGACCTGGTGGGCCAACCGGTCTATCTGGGCCGGTTCCCCGACGATTGCCAGACGTTGCCGCTGACGGCGGTCTCCGAGGATGGGCGTGGGCTGACGCTGCGAGGCTCCCTAACGCGGGAATACGTTCCTGGCGAGGATTACGTCCTGGTGGGTCTCCCCTCTCCCGATAGTGCGGAGGCGTTCGTTTGGCTGGGGCTGGACGAGATGATCTGGATCATCAACGTCATCGCGGCGCGTTTCAAGGCGGAGACTGAGCGACGGGAGGGCCGGCGACACCCAAAAGCGAAAGCCTAAAGTGGGCCGTGGTTGAGGCGCTCCATACTCAGGGCCGTCCGGCGCCGTGGGAGTACGTAGAGTTGGTGTTGTGTCGGGACATCTATCGCTGCACACCGGGCGATCTGGACAAACAGGACCCGATCCGGGTCTTGCGACATCTCGAGGCTCTGTCCGGCGAGGCCGTAGTGCGCAAGTTACGCCGTAAATCGTGAGCAACGGCCTGGCCCAATCCTGCGTGACGGCGTTAGGATTGAGTAGGTTCAGGTGCCCTCCTGCCTCGGCCAGGCTGTTCTCAATCGTGGTAATGATGATCCGCGTTAATGATACAGTAGGAGGGCACACAGGAGGGCACAGATGAAAAAGACATAATAAGTGGGTGGAAAAAGTTTTCGCGTAAAAATAATAATTAACGCTCAGGACAAGGCGCGCGGCGTGCTTGGCGGCGTGACCAAGTCCCTGGGTGGATTGGCGACCGCTGCGTCGGGCCTGGCCCTCGGAGCGGTTGCCGGCGTTGGGGCGTTGGCGGTTGGTATCACCAAATTGGCGATGGACGCGGCCCCTATCGAGCAGACGGCCGAGACATTCGACACACTGACGGCGAGCATTGGTGAGACTGCCGACGTGATGTTGGCCGATCTGACTGAGGCCACCAATGGGATGGTCTCCAACGCTGACCTGATGGGCGCGGCCAATAAGTTCATCTCGATGGGGCTGGCTGATTCATCGGAGAGTGCGTCCGAGATGGCCGAGATGGCCACGCGCCTCGGTATGGCGATGGGCGAAGATGCTACCGCCTCGATGGAAAATTTTGCCTTGATGATGGCAAATCAATCCGTCCCCCGATTGGATTCGTTTGGCATCTCAGCGAGCGCGGTGCGGACGCGGATAGATGAATTGATGTCATCTGTCGAGGGGATGACTCGTGAACAAGCGTTCGCGATGGCCGTCGCCGAGGAGGGGGCGGTGGCCCTGGAGCGGCTGGGCGATGCGGGCAAAGAAGGCGCGGCTGCTGGAATGGCCCAACTGGGTGCGACGTTCGACAATGTGAAAGCGACAATTGGGACTGCGTTTTTGCCGATTTTCAATAAGGTACTAGGCGTGCTCTCGAATTTGGCGCAACGTATCCTTCCTCTGCTTCTCCCTGTGGTTGAGGATTTCGGACAAGCCTTGCAAGGAGTTGCTAACCTAGTCGAAGGTGATTTTGGTTCTGCCTTCGATAACTTGGTGGATTTGTTAGGCGTGGATTTGGCGGACAAAGTGGTTCAAGCGGGCCAGTGGTTGGGCGAAAAGTTACCGATTGCGATGGCAGCGCTGACCAACTTTTGGTACAGCAGTCTGCAACCGGCTCTCCAGAATCTGGCCGCGTGGTTGGGAGAAAATATCCCTGTCGCCATAGCGGCATTGTCCAACTTTTGGTATGGTACTCTACAACCGGTGCTAAAGGCATTTGCCGATCAGGTTCTCGCGCAACTGATACCAGGCCTGAAGCAACTGGGTGTCTGGATACAGAACCTCGCAGCGGCCGTTTTGCCCCTCCTGGCTCAGGCTTGGGCCTGGGTGCAGGAGAATATGAATATCGTGCTACCTATCCTGGCAGCGGTGGGAGCCGCGATCCTGGTGCTATCGTCACCGATCACAGCCATCATTGCCGCGATTGTGCTCCTGGCGACGGCCTGGGCCAATAACTGGGGCGGGATACAGGAAAAGTTTACCGCCGTCAAAGCGGTTTTGATGGCCGGAGTGCAGGCGCTGACTGCGATTTGGCAAAACACCCTGTTGCCAGCACTGCAAACTGTGTGGGCGTTCGTAAATACCAACGTCATCCCGATTTTACGATCGCTGGCAAATCTGGTTCGCGCCGTGGTGGGGGTGGCGATCACAGCGCTGGCGGGGCTGTGGCAAAATGTCCTGTTGCCGGCATTGCAAACTGTGTGGTCTTTTATTTCTGAAAAGGTGATTCCAATCTTTAGATCTATCGCCAGTGTCATTGGCTCTGTCCTGAAGCCCGTGTTAGATGCCCTGGTTCCCAAGTTAGCCTCGATCAGGGGGGGCTTTGATGGTATCTCTAGTGTTGTGCAATCGGTCATAAATTGGATCAATAACCTGGCGAGCAGTATCAGCAGCATAAGCCTGCCAGACTGGCTGACGCCCGGCAGCCCTACTCCCTTCGAGGAGGGATTGCGTGGAATTGCGGCGGCGATGAGCGACGTGGCGGCCATCGTCGGGCCATCGCTTGGAGGGATGGGCGCGGGCGGCGCGCCGGCGATGGCGGGGATGGGAATGGGCGCGCCGATCGCTATCACGGTGAATATTGGCAGCGTGACCGAGGGCAACGCCTACAACGCCGGCCAGCAGGCCGGGCGTGGAATCGTCGAGGAGTTGCGGAGGCAGGGGGTGACGGTATGAAAGTAATAGAGTTTGGATCATACAGTATTCCACAGGCAAAGGGAGAGTGGTCATTCCCGCTGGCGAGTCTGCGTGGTGGCCGCCCAGTGATGGCGGCCGCCGGTGTGTGGGACGATCTGGGCGACTTGGTGGTGTTGCGGCCGGGATTGGTGCAGGTCAAGTTTGCTATCAGCAGCGACGTGTCCTGGAGCGATGTGGACGACGATTTGGATGACGCTAAGCAATCCCTGTTCGCGGAGCGGGCACTGCTGAAGATAGCGATGGGAACATCGGGCACGGCCTCGCGGCAGGCATTGGCGCGGTGTGTATCGTTCGACGTGCCGTATAAATACGATAAGCCGAGGTTGGCGCTTTGCACGGCCAAGTTTGAGTTGTTGCAGCCGCATTGGGACAAAACGACAGGATCTGTGGTATGGCCATCGACAGCATCATTCAGTGTGACTAATTCAGGATCTACTTGTCAGACCCAGCGCACATTATGTATTTTGTTTAACTCATTACATACGATTTGGACGCTAACGAATACAACCAACGGAATGCAATTTATCTATGATGGTGTTACACATCCAGTCTCACATTTGCGGATTCATTGTGGAGAATTGACAGTGGAGGACGCTGCAAGCGGAGGGAATGATGTTTGGGAATTTTCCGCTATTGGTGATAACCAGATTGGCTTTATGGCGTTGGAACCAGGGGTTAATAATTTTACACAGTCTCCAACCCTGAGTATGCAATGGGATTGGTATGAATCATACCTGTAATGATAATGTGTATTAACGGTACGGCGGTGATTATGCGGGTACTCAGGGGAGAGCGATGGCAGTCTACGATCCAGGAATGATCAGAATAGACATTGAGGACGCCAGCGGCAACCGGAAGGGGGGCGGCCCGCTGGTCACGGTGCGCACCCTCTCCCGGACGAGAGAATTGGACCGGATCGGGGGCGTGTCGTTTCCCGTGCCGGCCACGGATCCGCGCTCGGCAGAGTTGCAGGTTGGGCGGCATTATAAAATCTATCACAAGATTTTGGGGTACCTGGGTGAATTCATCCACCGGGATACTACGCTAAAACCAGGTGAACATCCAGCGTTGGCGGTGAAGGCCGATGATTTGTTGCGGGAATTGGTCGCAGCAAATTGTCTATGGAATCGCGAATACAGCAACCAGTACCTCGGCGTGATCGTCACGAATCTGTTGACGCTGGCCAGCGGGTGGTCGGGTGGCAGTGTGGCGAATGTCGGTTACACCTCGACCGAGATGCAGGGTGAGAGCGTGCTCAATGCCATTATGAATCTGGCGAAAGGGGGCAATGCTCACTTTAGGATGGGATCTGCGGTGCGAACGTTGGATTTTGGGACGTTCGGCGCGGATTCGGGTCTGCGGTGTGTTGGGGTGGATGTGGTGGGGCCGGAATTGGAGGATAACGACGCGCTCGCGATCATCTCTGATATTGAGATCTCGAGTGAAGGTGCCAGTATCGTCAATCGTCTGATCCCCTTTGGCGCGGGTCAGGGAGAAGCGCAGTTGTCATTGGCCTGGACGACTGTCACTGATCCCAGTTATCCCATCGGCAGTGCTGCCAACCCGGATGGATCGACTTACTACTACATCCAGGATACGACGAGCCAGGCGGCCTATGGCCTGATTGTCGCGCCGTACATGAGGAGTGATATTCGCCCTCTCTCGAACACGGACGTCGATATGGCCAATGCGGCGAACGCGCTTTACAACACAGCGTTGGCCGCCCTGTTGCGGTTGAAAGACCCGGCCGTCAGTTACCGGCTATCGGTGAAAAAGTTACGCGCAGACCTCGATCCAGGAGAGAAAATCCGCGTCGTCTATCGTGGAATGGTCACCTACGATGGTATCCCATATAAATATGTGGACCTAAACACGGATATGTACGTACTTTCAATTACTGATCAATTTCAGGAGGATGGGAGAATTGATCACCGGTTGGAGGTTTCGGAGGCAGGATTTCGTCCGGTGTCGGACACTGGCGTAGTAACGGAAATGCACCGAGATATTGCCGTGATTATGGGTCGAGTGCAGCCGTCTATTTCCTACAACAAAGTGGGCCCATACCTGGGCGATCTGGTGGAATCATCCTACGACGCGGTGATGGACGTTCGGATTGGGCCAGAGGTGTTATTGCTCAACCACGCCAAATTGCGATTTTCCACTCGATCATTCCGGGTGCGGGCGGGCGTGGTAGGAAGTGGCGGTGGCTCGACGCAATCGAGCGCCAGCGGGGGCGGCGGCACCAGTGGAGCGAGTGGCAATCACGATCACATAATGTTTTCGTATCGGGATGATACTCCTCCCTCAGCAACGGCGCGAGAGTACCAGTGTGTGGGCGCGAGCAGCCCCTATGTCTATTTGGAATTGAAAACGGATCAGGCTGAGTCGTTGAAGACATCGGGGATGTCGGCGAATCACACGCACACATTGCCGACACATACACATCAGGTGACGATTCCCAATCATACTCATCCTATCAGTTGGGGAGTGTATGAAGATACTCATTTCCCCCAGAATATCAGTCTCTACATCGACGGGATTGATCGTACATCGGCCTTGGGTGGCCCTTGGGCGCCCACCGACGCGGCTGTGACCGTCGAGGTGGACATCACGACGTATCTGGTTAATGCGTCCGGCGGCCTGCGCCAGACGCACGAGATTCGATTCACAGTGACGGGGGGGACAAATAACCAGGGATCAATTGATATGCAGGTGGATATGCTATGCACAATTCAGGCGATTGCAGTGTGATGGTATGTCAAGTTCCATTATCATCCCAGGACTGGCAGCCCTCGGAAGGGTTGCCAGTCCTTTTTTTACAGGCGCCAGTTATCGGTGGGGCTGGTGCGTTTGGCGCATTTCTCCACGTCGTCGTCGGATAGGGCGGCCAGATAGTGGCGGGTGGTGGTGATGTTGGCGTGGCCGAGCAGGTGCTGGA